ATTACCCCAGAAGACTGGGAAACAATGAGTGAGCACATACAATATGACTTTTTATATGATAATCACTTCTCTGAACTCAAAGAATCTGAGTTATTAAATGAGAGATTAGGTAACGTTGCAACAGCAGAACCATATATTGGAAAGTATTTCTCACAGGATTATGTAAGACGTAAGATACTTAGACAAACTGATGAGGATATCATAGAACAAGATAAATTAATTAAACAAGAAATTGCGAGTGGTGCAATTCCAGATCCAAGTATTCCTGTTGATCCACAAACAGGTTTACCAATGGATCAAGCTGGATCTGCAGGAGATCTTGGTGCACCAGTTCAAGAACCAGATCTAGAATCTGAAGGTGGTGCAACAGAAGCACCCACTATCCCTAGTGGTGGGGAAATATAAATATAAAAGGTTAAAGTATTATTTTCTAAAATATGGACGATTTAATGGATATGATCATCGCTGATGAATCGCCGTCACAAATTAGTGATACGATTAAAGATGCTTTGTTTTCAAAATCAGCTGAGCGTGTTGATGCCTTTCGACCTCAAGTGTCATCATCAATTTTTGATAATGGTGAAGTAGAGGATGAAATAGAGGATGAAGTAGAAGCAGAGACTGAAACAGACGTAGAAGCTGAAGCAGATACTGAAATAGGTGACGAAGAGTAACCTATAAATAAATAAAAAATGATCTAGAGTATATCAATGGCTTTAAGAACTGTCGGGACAGGGGCATCACTACCAATAAAAGTGGGTGTAGCGCAGACATCTTCGTTTTTCACAGTGCAATCAGGTTACATGCGTGTAGTCGCAAAAGGATCTGGTGCACATGTCACTATTGGAACCGATGCTAGTGCAGCAATAACTGATTTGTATATTCATGCAGGCCCCGAAGGTGAAACTTTATCAATGACTAAGGCATCGCAAAGAGTTGTTGGTATAAGCACTGGAACAACAACTGTTCTCACTGCACCTGAAGGAACACATATGCCATTTGTTCCCGGTGACATCGTAACAGTTGAATTTGGTAGTAATGCATCTGTTGATACTAATTACAGTGCAAAACTAACTGGTGGAGTATCAGTTCTTTCAGTTGATAATAACATTCCAAATGTTATATCAGATAACTTTGCTCGCAGTAACATTACTGTTGCAGCAGATACATCGGGTATTATCACAGCATTTAATTCAGCAGCAGATTCCACTGTAAGAAAAGTTTTAAAACTATCTTGCATTGCTGCAACGGGTGAAGGTGCTGCTAATAGTGTATTCCATTTTCAACAAGTTCAAACTACAGGTAGTGCGTAATGAAACTGATTAGAGAAGAAATCGAAACCGTTGAATTTCTTGTCGAACAAAAGAACGGCAAAAAATCAATGTATATCGAAGGTGTATTCTTACAAGGAAACATTAAAAACCGTAATGGTAGAATGTATCCTATGGAAACTCTTCGTAAAGAGGTTTCTCGTTATAATGAGAATCACATACAATCTGGAAGAGCACTTGGTGAATTAGGTCATCCCGAAGGCCCAACTGTTAATCTAGACCGTGTTTCCCATAAAATTGTATCACTCAGAGAGAACGGATCCAATTTTATTGGAAAGGCAAAATTATTATCCACACCAATGGGTAAAATTGCGTCTTCTCTCGTCGAAGAAGGAGTCAAACTCGGAGTCTCATCTCGTGGAGTTGGATCTCTTAAAATGACAAGAGAAGGTATAAATGTAGTAGGAAGCGACTTTATGTTGGCGACTGCTGCAGATATAGTTGCCGACCCTTCCGCACCAGATGCTTTCGTTGAAGGAATCATGGAAGGAAAGGAGTGGGTATGGGATGGAGGAATACTTCGAGAGAAGTATGCTGAAAAAACATACAAACAAATTAATACATTAACAGATCAGAAAAAATTAGATGAGCAGAAATTGAACCTGTTCAACGACTTTTTGTCTAATTTATAACTTTTCTAAATAAAAATAGTTTCAAATCAAGACTCATCGGAGTAGTTAAAATGTCTCGTGGCACAAAATTACAAGAAATGGAAGTAAAGACACAGCAATCTAAATCCGCTGTCAATGCTAACGCCAAGCCAGGCGATCCAATGCCAAAACTTACAACAGGTGGAACACCACCAACATATGAAGATCTCGGAGGGCCAACTCCTGAGAATTATAAACCAGATGATGATTCGGCAAAAATCAAAGAGCCAGGCGGTTCCCTTAAACAAGTTAAGGATGTCGTTAACAAAGGTGCTAAAGGAGCAGACCCCATGAAGTCCGGTGGGAAAGGTTACAAGGAGGAAGAAGAGGTGGAACTCGAAGACCAGCAAGAAATTGTTTCTGAAGATGACGCTGCTACCGAAGAGGAAGTAGTTGCAGAAGAAGATCAAGTAACCGAAGAGCAAGTTGAAACTTATGACATCGATGATGATGTCAAAGCTTTACTTGGAGGAGAAGAACTCTCTGAAGAGTTTAAAAACAAAGCAAAAACAATCTTTGAGACTGCGCTCAAGTCTAAAGTTGCCGAAGTAAGGTCACTTTTAGAGCAGCAATACGAGGAAAAACTCGGACAAGAGATTGTTGAAGCAAAAGAGGAACTCTCAAGTAGAGTTGACTCATATCTTGAGTATGTCGCTGACGAATGGTTTACTGAAAACCAGTTAGCAGTAGAGACAGGACTCAAAGAAGAACTTACAGAATCATTCCTTGGTGGAATGAAAAGTCTTTTTGAAGAACATTATGTATCAATCCCTGAAGACAAATACGATGTGCTTGAGAGCATGGTAGAAAAACTTGATGACATGGAAACAAAACTCAATGAGCAAATTGAGAAGAATATTGGATTAAACAAACGTCTCGCAGAGTCGGTTGCCGATGGTATTCTTGATGAAGTTTCTGAAGGGCTCGCGTCCACACAGAAAGAGAAGCTCGCTTCACTTGCCGAAAGTGTAGAGTTTGAAAGTGAATCCGAATATCGTGAGAAGCTAGAGGTTTTAAGAGAATCATATTTCTCTTCAAAATCAACACCTTCATCAGCTAAAACTGAAACTTTATCTGAGGGAGTAGATAGTTCACCTGAATCAGTTCAGGGTTCTATGAGTGCATACCTGAAAACACTTTCAGCATTTAGCAAAAACTGATTTTAAAATTAAATCAAACGTAAACTTTAAAAGGTAAATCCGCAAATGTTTCAATCAGAATCATTGCAGGAAAAGTGGAAGCCACTTCTTAACTATGAGGGCCTTGATGAAATCAAAGATCCCCATCGTAAAGCAGTTACCGCTGTCCTGTTAGAAAATCAAGAAAAATTCCTCAGAGAGGAGCAAGCATTTACATCAGGAATCAACCTGATGGAACAACCAACTGTTAATACAAACACTGGTGCTAATGCTGGTTTCAGTGCTGGTGCAACTGCATCTGGCCCTGTCGCTGGTTTTGACCCTGTATTAATCAGTCTTATCCGTCGTTCTATGCCTAACTTGGTCGCATATGACCTAGCAGGTGTTCAACCAATGAGCGGCCCAACTGGACTTATCTTCGCGATGAGATCCAAGTATAACACCATGTCCGGTGGAAGTTCTACAGAAACATTCTACAACGAAGTAGATTCTGCATTCTCCGGTCGTGACAGAGGAACTAACGCCGAAACAGGTTTTGTTGACGGTGCAGCTGGTATGGGAACAACATCTGTTTCTGCTACTAACCCTGCAGTTCTTAACCCTGTATCATCTGCTGATTCCACATCCTACAGAGTAGGTCAAGGAATGAGAACAGACGAGGCAGAAGCGTTGAATACTGGTCAAGATCAGTTCAACCAGATGGCATTCTCAATCGAGAAGATCACTGTTACTGCTAAGTCCAGAGCACTAAAGGCAGAGTATAGTTTAGAACTTGCTCAAGACCTTAAGGCAATCCACGGATTAAACGCAGAGGCAGAACTTGCTAACATCTTATCAACTGAGATACTTGCTGAGATAAACAGAGAAGTTATCAGAACAATCTATAAGACTGCAGAGCAAGGTGCTGTTCAAAACGTTGCAACCGCTGGTATATTTGACTTAGACGTTGACTCCAACGGTAGATGGTCAGTTGAGAAGTTCAAAGGACTACTCTTCCAGATCGAAAGAGATGCGAACGCAATTGCACAAAGAACTCGTAGAGGAAAGGGTAACATCATCCTTTGTTCTGCTGACGTTGCTTCTGCTCTAACAATGGCTGGCGTTCTTGACTACACTCCTGCACTTAATGCTAACCTTAACGTTGATGACACCGGTAATACATTTGCTGGAACATTACAAGGTAAGTTCAGAGTATACATCGACCCATATGCTGCTAACCTAACAGGTTCTGCATCTGGTGGTGCTGCTCCTACAGGTGGTAATCAATACTATGTTGTTGGTTACAAAGGAACATCTCCATACGATGCTGGATTGTTCTACTGCCCTTACGTTCCACTTCAGATGGTTCGTGCAGTGGGAGAAAATAGTTTCCAACCAAAAATCGGGTTTAAGACTCGTTATGGTATGGTTGCTAACCCATTCGCAGAAGGCACACAAGCAGGTCTTGGTTTCCTTAGTGTTAACTCAAACCGCTACTACAGACGTGTTGCTGTTAAAAACCTTATGTAAGCGAGATGCTTATATATCTTTCAAAGAGACCCTTGACGGGTCTCTTTTTTTATGCTATTCTATAAAAGCATACACACATTTACACTATGAACCCCGTAGCACGAGTAACCGACAAGTTTGATGTCGTCACTTTTTTAGCAGATCAATATCTATTAGAGTCTATTAATAGTATCGATAAAAGATTAGGGCAAGGATATGCCAAAAAGAATCCTCAATTAGTTTCTACAATGGTTAAAGTTATGCAAGATTGTTCTTTTGTTAATGAAGGACAAATTGCAGTATTAAATTAGCAAGAGGAGACCCGAAAGGGTCTCTTTTTTATCTAAATAAAGAAAAGAGTAATAATATGTCTCGACCATCACAAATTGAAAATAGAAATTTTCTCTCTCCAGTTGGGTTTAAATTTAATCTTAAACGAAGTCCGGGGGTTGCTTTCTTTTGCAATACTGCAAATATTCCAGACCTCAACTTAGGAGTTGCCAACCAACCCAATTACTTAAGAGATATACCAGTTCCCGGTGATAAAATTGATTTCGGTGATTTAAACATCCGATTTCTTGTTGATGAAGACTTAAAAAATTTCATGGAAATACAAAAATGGTTAAGAGGTTTAGGTTTTCCAGAAGAAGTTCAAGAGTTTCGTGATTGGGAAGCAAGTGGACTTCAACCAAAAAGAAACTATGGTAAAGCACCTCAAGATATTTTTTCTGATGGAACTTTACAAATTTTAAGTAGTAACTTTATTCCTAAATTTAATGTTACATTTAAAGATTTATGGCCTTATAGTTTGACTACTTTATCATTCGATGCTACAGATACAGATATTGAATACTTTACAGCTGATGCAAGTTTCAAATATACCATGTATAATATAACTGACTTATCCAATAATCCTTTATGATTGATCTTGAAAAACTTCAAGAGATGTGGGAAAAAGATGCAAAAATAGATCGTGATAATCTACATGATGAGTCACTTAATATCCCCTCTCTACATGCAAAGTATTTTGAATTATATAATACAATCTTTCTATTAAGAAAAAAAGCAGAACAACAAAGAAAAAATATTCGTCATGAACGGTATGAGTATTTTAGTGGAAAAGCAGATCCAGATGTTTATATTGAGAATCCATTTCCAAAAAAGATAAGAGATAAAGATACCATGACTAAGTATCTTGATGCAGATGATAAATTATCAAATGCCACTTTGAAAATAGATTACTATGATACGATGTTAGTATATCTCGAAAGTATTCTTAAAGTAATACAAAATAGAACATTTCAAATTAAAAATGCCATTGAGTTTATGAGATTTAATTCTGGACTGGGTTGATAAATACATATAGATTTATGGATCTATGTGACAGCAAACGTTGTTATATCTAAAGCAAATGAAGTATTCTTGACAGTAAATGCTGAACCACACATTCAGTATGAACTTCGAGATCATTTCACATTTCAGGTTGAGGGTGCAAAGTTTATGCCCCAATATCGTAATCGTAACTGGAATGGTGAAATACATTTATTTGATCTACGGTCAAAAAGAATTTACATTGGACTGTTAGATCGTATCATAGCATTTTGTAAGAAGCACGATTATAGTTATAGATTTGAAGATAATGAATATTACGGATCTCCTTTTGAGTTGAATGAAAGGATTTCATATGAAGGTGTGAAAGATTATATACGTTCTATTTCAAGAATTTCCCCTCGTAATTATCAGATAGATGGAGTATATGATGCCTTACGGCACAATAGAAAATTATTGATATCACCGACTGCTTCAGGTAAATCTTTGATGATTTACGCTCTTGTAAGATATTATGTAGATAAATCTCAAAAAATCCTGCTAGTTGTTCCAACGACATCCCTTGTAGAACAGATGTATAAGGACTTTCAAGATTATGGTTGGGATTCTGATTCATACTGCCATCGAATATATTCTGGAAAAGAAAAGACCAATGAATATCCAGTTACGATTACAACATGGCAATCTGTATATAAACTTGAAAGATCTTTCTTTGAAGATTATAGTGTAATCATTGGAGATGAAGCTCACCTGTTTAAGAGTAAGTCATTAATATCTATAATGACAAAACTACATCATGCAAAATATCGTTTTGGATTTACTGGAACTTTGGATGGAACACAAACACATAAGTGGGTATTGGAGGGATTATTTGGCCCATCATATAAAGTAACTAAAACAGATGAATTGATGAAGCAGGGTCATCTATCTCAATTGGATATACAATGTTTGGTTCTCAAACACTCTCCACAAAAATTTGAAACATATGAAGATGAACTGCAATATTTAATCACACATTCACAAAGAAATCGTTTCATTACTAACTTAGCACTTGATCTAAAAGGTAATACTCTTATCTTATACAGTCGAGTAGAAACTCATGGTGCAGTTTTATATGAACTAATAAATACTAACAAGAGTGGTAATCGAAAAGTTTTCTTTGTTCATGGTGGTGTGGATGCTGAAGAAAGAGAACAGATTCGTGAAATCACTGAGAGAGAAGTGAATGCTATTATTGTTGCATCCTATGGAACATTTTCAACAGGTATCAATATTAAAAACTTGCATAATATTGTTTTTGCCTCTCCGTCAAAGTCTCGAATTAGAAACCTCCAAAGCATTGGCAGAATACTCAGAAAAGGAACTAACAAAACCAAAGCTATTCTATACGATATCTCTGATGACTGCTCTAATAAATCTAGAAAAAACTACACATTAAATCATCTAATAGAAAGAATAAAAATTTATAACGAAGAAAACTTTAACTATGAAATAATTACAATTCAATTAAAAGGAGACAAATGATAGAAGACGATTTTTATGCTACAATAAAATTTAAGAATGGTGAAGAAATATTTGCCAAGGTAGCAGCCTCTGAAGAAGAGGATAGAACTTTACTTATTGTATCTAATCCTATCGTTATTAATGAAGTTAAAGCAAAGAATGGAATTTCTGGATATCGAATTGAACCATGGTTAAAAACAACTAAAGAAGATATATTCATGATTAATTTAACAGATATCCTAACCTTATCAGAATCATATGATGTTGAAGTAATTTCAATGTATCAAAAATGGGTAAAGGATACGACAAGAGTAAAAAACAAAGAACCAAAACTAAGTCGTGAAATGGGATATATTGCTAGTGTAAGTGATGCAAAAGATATATTAGAAAAACTATTTAAACTTAAAGGCTAATTACCCTTGAACCTCTACAAAGGTTATTCTACACATATTTTAATACCTTGTCAAGTAGCTTGCTATTTTGATACAAAAATGTTATAATTTCTACATAATAATGATTAATAGTTATGGCAATAATTAAACCTATGCCGAAAAGAAAACGATCTGAACATTATGTGAATAACAAAGAGTTTCTTGCTGCTTTGATTCGATACCGTGAAGATGTAGAGATAGCAGAAATTAGAGGGAATCCGAAACCAGTTATTCCAAGATATATTGGTGATTGTTTTTTAAAGATTGCTAATCATCTATCATTTAAACCAAACTTTGTAAATTATATGTTCAAGGAGGACATGATCTCTGATGGAATCGAAAATTGCGTTCAATACATACATAATTTTAATCCTGAGAAATCCAAAAATCCTTTTGCTTACTTTACGCAGATTATTCATTTTGCGTTTCTCAGGAGAATACAAAGAGAAAAAAGACAATTAGATATTAAAAATAAAATACTAGAAAGATCCGGTTATGATGAAGTCTTTCATGGTGATAAGGTTGACGGAATGGCTACTTCCGACTATAATCAAATTAAGGATGCAGTGCACTCTAAACTACGTTATTAATGAAAATTGCGATTATAACAGATCAACACTTCGGGTGTCGTAAGAACTCGCAAATTTTTCATGATTATTTTTTGAAATTTTATAATGATATATTTTTTCCTAAACTAGAAGAAGAAGGTATCACTACCATAATTGATATGGGAGATACTTTCGATAGTCGAAAGGGGATTGATTTTTCTGCTTTAACTTGGGCAAAGAAAAATTACTTTGATAGACTTAAGCAGATGGGTATAACAGTTCATACTATTGTTGGAAATCATACTGCATATTATAAAAATACAAATGAAGTAAATGCTATTGATTTATTATTGAAAGAATATGACAATGTAAGAGTATATTCTGAAACAACTAATATATGCATAGATGGATTAAATATTCTTCTTGTTCCTTGGATCAATTCAGAAAATAAAGAAAAAAGTTTAGCATTAATTAAAGACTCACAATCTCCTGTTTGTATGGGACATTTGGAGTTAAAGGGTTATAAAGTAAATGAATATGTTGTAATGGATCATGGGTTAGATGATAAACCTTTTGAAAAATTTGAAAGAGTTTTCTCTGGACATTTTCATACAAGATCAAATAATGGTAAAGTTTATTACTTTGGTAATCCTTATGAAATGTATTGGAATGATTATGATGATACAAGAGGATTTCATTTCTTTGATACAAACACCTTAGAGCATACTGCAGTTAATAATCCATATCGTTTCTTCTATAAAATTTATTATGAGGATACACCTCATCAAACTTTTGATACAAGAGAATACGAAAATAAAATTGTAAAATTAATTGTTCGTAAAAAATCTGATCCTAAAAAGTTTGAAAAGTTTATTGATAAATTATATGCTTCAAATATTCATGAACTTAAAGTTATTGAAAATTTTCAATTGCATGAGAATGAAGAGTTTGAGGCTTTTGAATCAGAAGACACTCTCTCTATTTTAAATAGGTATGTTGAAGAATCTGATGTTGATCTCAAAAAATCTACAATACAAGATTTGATTAAAGAAGTTTATCAAGAGGCATGTGAATTAGTTTAATGTTTGTTCTAACAATCGTAGGAAGAGAAGATGAAGGAGCATACTCTGTTCAAAATGAAGAAGGTGATAGTATCTTGTATCTTTTTGAAGAACAAGACGATGCTGTTAGATATGCTATGATGTTAGAGGATATGGATTATCCTGAAATGCATGTGATGGAAGTCGATCCAGCTGCTATGTTAAACTTATGTCAAAATTATGATTATGAATACACGGTTATTACTCCAAATGATATTGTTATCCCACCTGATATAGAGCATGATTTTATTTGAAAAAGTTCGTTGGAAAAATTTCCTTTCAACGGGTGATCAATATTCTGAGATAGATTTTCAAGGTTCATCTACAACTTTGATAGTGGGATCTAATGGAAGTGGAAAGAGCACAGTTTTGGATGCTTTAACTTTTGGTTTGTTTTCAAAACCATTTCGTAAGATAAACAAAAGTCAATTAATTAATACTGTTAATGAGAAAGATTTAAGAGTTGAAGTTGAATTTGTAATAGGAACAATAACATGGAAAGTAATTCGTGGTATCAAACCAAATATATTTGAGATATGGAGAAATGATAAACTACTTGATCAGTTTGCATCTGTAAATGATCAGCAAAAATGGTTAGAACAAAATGTAGTAAAGATGAATTATAAATCGTTTACACAGATTGTAATTCTAGGATCAAGTAACTTTGTCCCATTCATGCAATTAAGTGCAACGAATCGTAGAGAAGTAATTGAAGATTTACTTGACATAAAAATATTCACATCGATGAATAATATTATCAAGGATAAGATTAGGCAAGTTAAAGAGAAAACAAAAACTTTAGATCTTAAAAAAGAATCTTTAATTGATAAAGTTTCTATGCAAGAAAGATTTATGAATGAAATAGAGACTCGTGGTAAAGAGGATATTGAAAAGAAGAAAAAAAAGATGGATAGTTTAGGTGATGATATTTGTGTTTGTATTATGCAGAATGAGGAGGCAGAGGATAGTATCTATGGATTGCAGCAAAAACAAGAAAAATTAACAGCAGCATCAGACACTTTAGCTAAACTTAATAATTTAAAAGGTCAGATATCTAATAAAGTATCAATGATATCTAAAGAGGATAAATTTTTTAAAGACAATACGGTTTGTCCTACATGCACTCAGGAAATCGATGAAGATTTCAGAATAAATAAAATCAATGACGCTCAAAATAAAGCAAAGAAGTTGCAATCAGGTTATAAAGAACTTGAAGATACAATTAAAAAAGAACAAGAAAGAGAGCGTCAATTTACAAAAATATCAAAGGAGATTACTAAACTCACGCATGGCATTTCTCAAAACAACTCTCTCATCTCTAACTGTCAAAAACAACAACGAGATCTTAAAGATGAAGTTCAAACACTTACCAATCAAATTGAAAACAGAAATACTGAGCATGAAAAGTTAGAAACATTTAAACAAAATCTCCAAGATACATATGAAGAATTAGGGTCTCAGAAAGAGAAAATAAAATATTTTAATTATACCTATGAGTTATTGAAAGATGGTGGAGTTAAAGCAAAAATTATAAAGAAGTATTTACCATTAATAAATCAACAGATAAATCGTTATCTACAGATGATGGACTTCTATATTAATTTTACTCTTGATGAAGAGTTTAATGAAACCGTTCAATCACCAATTCATGAAGATTTTTCATATGCTTCGTTTAGTGAGGGAGAAAAACAAAGAATAGATTTAGCTTTGTTATTTACTTGGAGAGAAGTTGCTAAGTTTAAAAATTCAATATCTACTAATTTAATGGTATTGGATGAAGTGTTTGATAGTTCACTTGATGGTCAAGGAACAGAGGAATTTTTAAAGATAATTAAATATGTTATTGAAGATGCTAACATATTTGTTATTTCTCACAAAACAGGTCTAGATGATAGATTTGAAAATGTGGTAAGATTTGAAAAAATTAAAGGATTCAGTAGGATGGTATCATGATTGGAATTGTTGGTAATGGTTTTGTTGGCAACGCTGTCTATCAAAATTTTAGAGACAAAACACAATGCAAGGTCTATGACACAGACAAAAATAGATCTTTAAATACTTTAGGAGAGGTAATAAATGAGAATTTTATTTTCGTTTGTTTACCAACCCCAATGAGATATGGGGGTGAGTGTGATTTATCAATCTTAAATAAATTTTTTGAGGATTTGCCAGATCATATTACTGGAACATTTGTTATCAAATCAACTGTTCCAATAGGAACAACTAAAAAGTTTTTTGAGAGACATAATGTAATTCATAATCCAGAATTTTTAACTGCTAGAAATGCAATAAAAGACTTTGCAAATTCTGAGAGAAATATTGTTGGTGGTGATATGGAATTATGTGTTGATTTTGTTCGTATGTTTGAAGAATATTTTCCTCACATTCCAAGTATCATTACAACTTCTGATGAGAGTGAAGCAATTAAGTATTTTTCAAATACATTTCTTGCATACAAAGTAGCATACTTCAATAAAATATATGATTTATGTCAAAAGGTTGGTATGGATTATGATGTAGTGGTTGAAGGTGTGACTGCAGATAGTCGCATTGGTAAATCACATACTAAAGTTCCCGGAATTGATAATGATCGTGGATTTGGTGGAACTTGTTTTCCTAAAGATTTGAACTCATTGATTGTTCAGATGGAATCTCATGGTGTAAATGCTGATATGTTCAAAGAAATATGGAAGTATAATCAAGAGATTAGAAATGTAATTGACTGGCCAGTAACATGAAAGTATTAGTAACAGGACATCGTGGATTTATCGGTAGATATGTATTTGCTGATTGGAGAAAGGAATTGGGTTATGAGGTGCATGGTATCGATTTTCCTGATGATATAAAAAATTTTAAAGGTGGTGATTATGGATTAGTCATACATCTTGCTGCATATGCTGATTTACGAGAGAGTGTAGAACAACCAGAAAAGTATTATGAAAATAATGTTGTAAAATCAAAACCACTTTTCGATTGGTGTCGAGAAACAAATACAAGATTATTATACGCATCAACTGGTGCTGCAAATGAAAACTACTGGGATAATCCTTATGCTTTGAGTAAGTGGGTAAATGAGCAAATGGCTCCACCTAATTCTGTTGGCATGAGATTTTCGACAGTGTATGGGCCTGATGTCAGACCAAATATGATGTATGGTTTGCTACGAGATAAAAAGGCAACCTATGTGACTAATCACAAAAGAGATTGGATTCATGTTAAGGATGTGTGTAGTGCAATAAGATATCTTGCTCCTAGTTCAATAACAGGCCCAGTTCAAATAGGGTATGGAGAATCTGTTCCAGTTAAAAAACTCGCAGAAAAATTTGGACAAGGTGATTTACCTGTTAAAGATTACACTCCCGGTGAAGTGGATGATAATGTTGCTGATATATCTGTGATGGCAAGTATTGGATGGATGCCAACAATTAGTGTATTGGAGTCAGTAGATGCCGACCTATAAACAATTAAGACCTGAATTTCCTAGTCCTGCAAAAAGATTATTTCATATCCACATACCTAGAACTGCAGGTAGATTTTTGATGAATAATATTTTATCAAATGGATTTGATCTTGAAGGAACAATTTTACCAACAGAAAATGGAATGGAACCACAACATTTTCATGCAGAATTATATGAGAGATATTATGATATTGCAAATATTCCACATATTGCAATTGTTCGTAATCCTATAGATCGATTTATATCATGTTCAATATTTTTAAAAAAAATGTATGGTGACATACAAGATGCAATGGAAGATCCAATGATGTTTTCGTCTTTAATTGAAAACTATCCATTTGAAGGTATTAATTGGTTTAGACCACAGATGGATTTTATTACTGATGAAACTAATCTTTGGAAATTTGAAGATGGATTTGGTAGTGACTTTGATGAGTGGATGACAGATTTGATTGGTGCACCATATGTTACTAAAGATGTGCCATACCAAAAACTGGTAATAAATGAGGATGACAAATTAATAAAGACTGATAGAATTATAGATAATATCAAGTCATTATATAGGAAGGACATTGAGCAACTCTATCCCGAATTGGCAACACCACTCCAAAAAACAACAGAAACGCAGACTTAAACCACAAGCTCTGCGACAAGCAAGAGCACGAAGAAACCACTTAATAAAGTGTCTACTTAAGACCTCTGGCAAGCGTCAGGGGTTTTATAATGGCCATATACACACACAGGAAACAGATGGCA